TCTATGATTATATAATCCTTGTCTATATTTATATTCTCTTCCACATTCACATATATATTTTTTATTTTCGACGCCGCTTTTGTCATTATTTTGTAATCTTTTATGTTTATCGGTTAACAAATGTCGTTTATAATCATTTTTTTTAGACGTTTTAAAGTTACAATTTTTACATTCAAATTTTAGTGAGTTTTTTTGAGTATTTTCTGTAATCATATGTAATTATATAATAGTTACATAAAAAACTCTTAAATATTTTTTAAAAATAAAAATAAAAAATTCAGTAACACTTTAAAAAAAACAAATTTATAAATTAGACCATTATGATGTAAAGTGATTTTTTACGTTTTTTTTTACAATTCTCAAATCGAAAAATAAAAAATGGACATTTTTTTATGTCCAATTTTAAAAAATCAAATCAAGAATTTTTTTTAATTTTTAAAATTTTTTTATTTTTAAAATTTATGCTTTTAAAAATAAAATTTTTATTAAATTTTTAATTATGATATTGAATATATTTTTTAATTATATTATATTAAAAAAATTTATTAAATCAAAATGGTAATATTATCAATATTAAAGAAAAAATATTAATAATATAGTAAAGATATAGTAAAGATATATTTTTTTACCATTTACTTTTTTTAACTTTAATATTAGGTGCTTTTTTATTAGCTTTACTAGGATCATATAGTTCATCTTCATCATCAGAATTCATTTGTTTAGATATTTCCCAAAATTCTTTAGATCCTAATTTAAAATCTTTATGACTTTCAGCTTTATACCAAAAAATTTGTTCATGTAATTTATTACTTTTAGCATTATTTTTAATTACTAAACATTCATAGTTTTCAGTACATTGATCCATTACAGTACAAAAAGCTTCAAAAGTTGGAAACATTCCAGCATAATTGTCATAAATTCTTTTTCGATTAGAAATATATGGTTCACGAAGTATAAAAACATAATCTATATTAGTTCTTAAATTTGGAGGAATACCTAAAGGATATTGCATAGTAATTATTAACATAATTTTCCAATGACGACCATTCATAAATAATAAACGCATTACCTTATCTTTAGTCCAAGTAGCATCAAATAAACAATCATCTAATATAACAAATGCTCTAGGATCAATATTAGTTTTTTTATAAATTTCTTGTTCTTTTTTAATTTGTTTTAAAACAGCACGTTGACGCTTTAAAATATTTTCAACAATAGCAGTATTATATTCATCATGAATAAATAATTTAGGAACATGTTCAGAATAAAAACCATTTCCAGCTTCTGTTCCTGAAATAACAGTTCCAATAGGTATATCTTGATGATAATATAATAAATCTCTTACTAAATAACTTTTGCCAGTATCACGTCTTCCAATTAAAACAATAACAGGTCCTTGATTTTCTTCTGGTTTAAAACTAATAGTTTTCATATCAAATTTTTTTAATTCTAATGTCATATTATATTATCTATTAGAAAAATTAATTATTAATTAGACGCAAGTTATATTTAAGTAATAAGTTAAATATAAAATAATATTTTAATTAAGGTATAGTATAATGAAGATAAATTATAAAAAAAATAATAATTCTTTATTATTTAATCAAAAAAATAAATCTCTCTTAGATATTTCAAAAATACAAAATTATATACCATTATTTAATAATTTTTTTAATTTAACAAATACAAATTATGCTAACTTTAATATTAATTATCCATATTATTTAAATGATTTATTATCTAAAGAAAGTTATAATAAATATAAAGCAAATTTAATATCAAATGATACAGAAGAAAAAATAGAAAAAAATATATTTTTTAAATATTCACCTTTATTGGATCCAGTTAAATATATTTGTAATAAATATGATTTATCAAAAAATTTAATAACTCTTCCTCAAGTTGATATATCTAATAATTTAACACATTCAAAAATAAATGATGTTAATAATTCTGCATATGTAGATGGATTTTTTACATTTTTAACAAGTCAATTATTACATACACATAATTTTATTCATGGACTTGATTGTTATGGAACATTTTTAGCAATTAAAAAAAATTTATTGATTGATATAAGCGATGATATAGATTTTTTATATAATTCAGAAGATTTTCATAAAAATAACAATAATATTTTTAGATTTACTAATAATTTACATATAGATAAATTAAACTTTGATACTAGAAATAATAAGAAAAAATTAATTATTAATGATGAATTAACAAATAATAATATAATATCTCTCTCAAATATTAATGATTTAAAAGAAATTAGTAATATATTTATTTCTAATACTATATCTGATAATAATGATTTATCTAATAATAATTTAATTTTTGAATCTAATTTGAGCCATAAATCTAGAAATACAAATTCATCTGGATCAACATGTTCATCTAGAAGTTCTAATACTCATAATAGTGATGATAAAAATAGTGATGATATTGATAATAGTAATAATAGTGATAAATCTTCTGAATGTTCAGAATCTAGTTGTTCAACAGCATCAGAAGATGAGGTATTAATTTCAATTGATAATTTTCCAGTAGAATTAATAGCATTAGAATGTTGTAAGGATACACTTGATTCTTATATAACAAATAATAAAATTAAAGATCAAGAATGGGATTCAATTATTTTACAAATAATAATGATTTTAGCAACATATCAAAAAACATTTAATATGACACATAATGATTTACATACTAATAATATTATGTATATTGAAAGTGAAAAAAAATATATAATTTATAAAATTAATAATAAACACTATAAAGTTCCTACTTTCGGTAAAATTTATAAAATTATAGATTTTGGTAGAGCTGTATATAGTTATAAAGGAACACAAATGTGTTCAGATAGTTATAGTAAAGATGGAGATGCAGCAACACAATATAATTTTGGAGTTTATTTAGATGAAGATAAACCAGTAATAGAACCAAATTATAGTTTTGACTTATGTAGATTAGGATGTTCAATATTTGATTTTTTTATAGAAGATTTAGATCAAGTAAAAGAAATAAAATCTCCAATTAAAAAAATAATATTAAATTGGTGTTATGATGATAAAAATAGAAATATTTTATATAAAAATAATGGCGAAGAGAGATATCCAGATTTTAAATTATATAAAATGATTGCTAGAACTGTTCATAATCATACACCATTAAAAGTATTAGAAAATGAACATTTTAATCAGTATTTAGTATCAAAAAAATCAATAAATAAAAAGGGATCAATATTTAATATTGATGAATTACCAGTATATTCTTAATTTTTAATAATTAAATTTAATTTATCACTATTATTAATAGTATTAATCTCAATTTCATTTGTAGAACTTATATTTTCTTTTTTAATAAATTTTTTTTCATTTACTAGTAAATTAACTGTTATAATAGAAACTAATTGTTCTATAATTACTGAATAAATTGCAATATCTATTTGAGTTACTGTTATCATAACTTCAAATACACTTCTAGTATTTGATACAAAAAACATAGAATTTGCATATAATAATAATTGAAATTTTGAAAAATCATCAATAATTTTTTTATCTGGATTATAAACATTAAATACTAAGACCGGTTCACCTAATTCAGCAACTAAAACTTTAATACAATTCATAAATCCTATTATTCCTAATAAACCAAAATATTTAGATAAATTATCTATTTTAACACTAATTAAAATAAAATCTGGATTTGGTCCTATTCTAAAATAATTTGATTTATCAGCAAATATACTAATTAAACAACTTATTAATATTAATAATATTATATTTAATATTAAACATAGTTCTACTTTACGCTTAGAGTTCATTATTAATATTATTAAAATTAATACATTTATATTAATTTTAATATTAAAATTCAGGACTACTGACAAAAGCCTGAGCATTACCTTTATCACCATTATTAATTAATATATTTTTAACAAAACCAAATTGATCAATAATTAATAAACCAAGAATTGAAGATAAAAATACCATAAGTGAATCCATAACCATAGGTTTAATGGGTTCTTCTGATTTTTGAATTAATTTAATATGTATAAATTTAATTAATAAAAATGTAATAGCAATTATAGAAGAAATTAATATACTATTCTCCATTAAAAATATAATATAAATTCTATTTATAATATTAACGTATTATATCCTAAAGAACTTCAATATCTTTTAAAATAATTTCCTCTTTTGGTTTAGGATCAATTGATAAATCATTAATAATATCATTTCCTAAATCTATAGAATCACCTATTATTAAAGTATCATCTGTATCTTCATCTTCTTCTTCTTTACGTTTTTGATTATTTATTTTTGATATTTCTTCTAATGTTTCTATATCTTTGGGTGCTTTTACTTTATTTTCAGAACCATTAGTATCAAATGCTATATCTATATCTGAAAATTTAATATCTTGATTATTATTATTATTCGATAAATTTGTATCAATAGTTGGTTCAATAGTTGGTTCAATAGTTGGTTCAATAGTTTGTTCAATAGTATTATTAATTTCTAATTTAATATTTTCTTTACTATCAGGAACTATATCTATTGTATCATTACTTTTTATTTTATTATCAGATTTAAATTCATTATTAGAATCTATTTTTTGATCAACTAATACTTCATTATTATCATTATTATCATTATTATTTTTAATTGGTATAATTTCTTGAGTTTCTTCAACTTTAACATCTATTTCCTCTGTTTCATCTAAATATGCTTTAAGTATATTTTCAACAGGAATACTCTCTCTAATAGTAGTTAGTATCATTTCTTTAATAATAATTTCTAATTCTCTATTATTTTTTTGAATTGCTAATGGACTTATTCCGATTTCAAATAAATATATATTTGTATAAACTTTTCTAGCTATGTTAATATATATTTTATGAATAAAGTTATTAAGAGGTGGAATATTAATATCTACTTTTTTTTGTTTACTACCAACTCGTGAACAAGTTAATGCTTTTAATTGTATAATATGTACACATGTTATTAAATCTTCTAAATAACCACATCCACTTCTTTGAATAATTCTATTAACTTCTTCATCAATAATAGATTGATTCCATTTAGGTATTCTACTTAAAAAATTTTGAAAAGTCATTAAATATTTATCATCTTCATCATTTTCTTTACATAATTTGTATGCTTCATTAAATATAGATTTTAAACCTTCAATAATATAAGGAGTTAAGACATTTAACAATCTACTGCACCATTCATTTTTAGATTCAACTAAAGATGTTAAAGAATAATCATCCATTTACATAAATGAAATATTTTCTAAACTATCATTATAACGAAAAAATATATAATTTAATAAATATAACATACATGTTTTTTCATTTCTTAATTCCTTTTTAATTCTTTGAAATGTAATAAGAACTTTAAATTTATTTTTTGAATCAGGATATTTATTTTCTATATAATTAACTAAATCAAGAGCAGAATAAGCTTTATCATATAATTTATTACATAAAGTAAAAAGATTATCAAGAGAATCAATATTAATATCTAATATTTTATGTAAATTATTATATCTTTTTAATTTATTTGATTTAAAATTAAATGATTTTTCTAAATTATAATTATATAAATTAATAGATTTATTATTAAATAAAGGCATTGATATATATATTTCACAAAATCTTGATAATATAGGTTTTAATAATTTATATTTATCTTCAACAATAATAAAAAAACGTGTAGTATGACTAAATAATTCTATACAACGTCTAAGTGCAGATTGTGCATCAATTGTTAATTTATCAGCATTTAAAAGTATAATACTTTTAAAAAAATTTCCATTTTTAAAATTAATATTTGTTTTAGCAAAAAATTTTAATTCATCCCGTATAAATTTAATACCTTTTCCATGAGCACAATTTACATACATTACATTATTTTTAATAACATCAATTTCATTATTATAAATCATATTGATAAATATATTTAAAATAGTTTTTTTACCACTACCCATAGGTCCATGAAATATAATATTAGGTATTTTTTTATTACTAATAAATACTTTTAATCTATCAATTATATCTTTATGAATTATTAATTCATCCATTAAAATAATATAATTATTAGTATTTAAATAATAATTATATTTTACAAAAAAATTAATAATTATTATATTTAAATTCCTGGTGCACTATTTAAATTTTGTGTATATGGATTTTGTTTAAATGCTGTTAATATATCTGGTTCAATTCTTGCTCTATTTGTTTTTTCACTAAGAATTTGCATATTTTCAAGAGCTCCAAAATTTTGACTGCTTGAAATCATTGTTGGTCCGCCGGCAGACACAGGTATTCTATTATTATTTCTATCATCATCACATCTAATTGTTGATAAGTTTTGATTACCTGTAAATAATTCCATATTACCTGGTAATACAACACTATTTTGTAATTTATTACAATTATTTCTTTGATTCATTACAGCTTCTAATGATCTTTCACCTTGTTGATTTGCATTACCACTTACACTTAATAATTTATTATGATTTGTAGTAGGACGTTGACCATATCTTTCTTGTTGTTCAGATACTAAATAACCATCTCTTCCACCAGCTTCTACATTAACATGATTTAAATCAACTTTATTTTCAGTCATTTGTCTATTTGTAATTTTAGTTTGATCATGTGGATTATAAACACGAGGCCCACTTGTATTATTATTAACATTACCATTTTTTCTTAAATTACCTATAACATTTTCTTTTCGTGTAGGTTTTAATATATCTAATAATGGTGCTATAGTTGCTTGAACAATACTATGTAATGGTCCTAAATCATGATTAGCTGTTGTATTTCTATTATTAGGTAAAATTTTATATCCATCTCTCCCATAATTATCTTTATTAGATGATGCATTTGGTCTATGTGCATGTTGCCATCCTTCTCCTTGTAATTGTTGTCTATGAGTTTCTTCAAATTCACCACGAATATATGTTGCATCACCATCTTTTCCTGGTCCAAAATATTCTTCTGGACAATTTGATTTAATTTCTTTTAAAATTTCTTCACCCCTTTTTCTTTCACCTTTTTCTAAACCTGTAGTTGTAAACCATCTATCAGGATTATTATCATAATATGTATCAGGATGATATTTTTCAACTCTACCTTGTAGACCAACATTTGTTACAGAAGCTAAAGCAGGTCCTTGATGACCATTTAATCCAAATGTTAATTTAGGGTTTGTATCTACACGTAATTCATCTACTGTTTTAGGTAACCAATTTTCTCGAGATTCCATTCCAGAATTAAAACCATTGGAACCATTAGTTGTAAATCCCTGGTTTAAACCAGGTCCAACTTGTTCTGAATCCCAAGGTTTAACATTAGACATTCTCATAGATGGATTTTGTCTTGAAAGATAAAATTCTGTAGAATCTGGTGCTCCTGTAGCATAATTTAAATCTTTTTGTGGTTGAAAAAGAGGTGCTGTTTCTTTTTTAGTAAAATATTGAGATCCTTGTCCTTGCATATTATCTAATCTACTTTCAGATGTATTATAATTTGGCCCTGCACCTTTAATTCTACCTCCAAAAAAAGGAACCATATTATTATGTGTAAAATTATTTTTTGTAACTGGATTTCCAGTTAATGAACTTATATTTATAGTATTCTCTAATTCATTTTGATCACTTTTATCAATTACTTTTTGAAAATTAGTTTGATTAAAATATTTATCAGTGCTTTGATTTGAATTTGGATAATAATTTAAATTATTTTTTTCAGTTGTATTAATAGCATTTGGATATCCACTTACATTTGATTTTTTATTAATATTTGTATAATTTTCTTTTTTTTTATCTTTATCAGTTTGCGACATTATATATAAACTACCTAAAGCTACTATAGGAATTGCTAATTCAGCCATTATATATATATTATATAATTAAATAATATATTATTTAAACAAATTCTCTTTTGGTAAACATTCTTTCATTAAGTAATAATCTTTTTCTAAAATTCTAGAACTTAAATTATTATGAAATGGTATACAAACATTTGTTTGAGGATCAAATAAAGGAAAATCAAAATTATTTTGTTCTAAATCACGTGCAGTCCATGCTGGATTAATAGCGCGAGGTTGTTCAACAAAAGCTTTACATGTTGGATAAATAACTTTATCACTTTTAACTTTATTATCTTCAAAATTATTTTTTTTTAAACAATCTAATGTTAGATGTCTATTTAATCCTAATAATTCACTTTCTAAATTAATTGTATTTGTTTGTAAATTTGCACCCCATTGTTGTAATCTTATAAATGGATCTTCCATATAACATGGTTTAGCTCCATTTCCAGGTTTATTTAACATATATCTACCTTGAAATGTTGATTCTTCTAATTGTTTATGTATACGACAAGGATCATCATGAAATCTTGTAAATGACATATTTATATATATATATTTTAAAAATATTAATTTTTAAATTAAAGCATGTATATATTTTATCAAATAATAAATTATTATTTTAATTATATTAACCACATATATTTTTTATATTTAATATTATAAATAATATACAAATATTATATATGGAAATTAGAAAAGTAAGAAAAACTAAAAAAATAGGAAAAACTAAAAAAATAGGAAAAACTAAAAAAATAGGAAAAACTAAAAAAGCAGGTGGTTTATTTGATAAACTAAAAGAATGGAATACTGGATGTCCTAATGGTCAAGTTAGAATGTTTGGCGATAAATGTGGAATTTTTAGAGGACCTTTCGGATGTTGTCGAAAACGATTACAATTCTCAAATTTTAAAGTAGGTGGAAAAAAAACTAGAAAATATATGTAATTAAATAAATAATTATTTCTAAATAATTAGTAATATGGATTTAAATATAGATAATTATAATATTGATGAATTACTTAATTTATTTAACATTAAAGAAAATGATAGTAATATAAATACATTACAAGAAAATTTATCTAAATCAATTACATTAATTAATAATGAAGTTGATAATTTACCAGAAGATAAAGATAGTTTAATAGATTTTTATACCAAAGCAGCTTTTAAAATATTAAATAATAAAAAATCTACTGAAAATATTATTAAAAATAATAATATTAATTATCCTGAAAAAGAATCATTAATAAATAATTATATAATAGATAATAAAAATGAAAATATAGTAAATAGAGAATTAATAGATGGCGGAGTAAGACAACCTATACCACCAAAATATACTATTAATACAAATATAAATAAATATTCTGAGGGAACATTAAATCCAATTGAGAGAGAAACTATTAAAACTCTTTTATCTATAAATAGTAAGTTTAGAGATACTTATAGTAAAAGTTCAACAGATTTTTCAGTTGAATTAAATGATCCGTATAATAATGTAGTTTCGATTAAATTAGCTTCAATGGAATTAATGAATAGTTATTATACAATATCTGAATATTTAAGGACTAATTATTTTTCTATTGAATATTTCCAATATAATAGTTTAACATTAGATATTAGTAATACTAGTATTTTTGTAGAAAATTTTACAATACCAGATGGAAATTATAATATATTAGAATTAGTAGATACAATTAATAATGGTGTTTTTCAAAATAATGATCCTAGCACATCAGGCAATCCTTATTATAGATTAGTAGAAGCTGTTTATCATCCAATAAAAGGTAAAGTTAATTTTGTTTTATATGATGCATCAGGTAATCCACCTGATCCTAGTTATAATTGGGGTTTTAATATAAATTTTAGAGATAAATGTTTACCAAAAAGACCAGCATTTTTAAATTTTGGATGGATATTAGGTTATAGAGACTTGGAATATTATTTTTTTGAACAACCTATTCCAAATCCTTCAAGCTGTAATGTTGATTTTTCTAATTATAGATATATCTCACCATGTAACGATGGATATTTATCATATTATCAATTTAAAACAACAAATATTTTAAATATAGGTTTTAATCCTCAATCAATAGCAAATACAAGTGGAACACACTATTTTTTATTAGAACTTGATGATTATAATAGAAATCAGAGTGTAGTATTTAAATCTAATACACAACTAAAACATAATGTTCAAGAACCATTTACTTATAATTTATCAAATATTTTAGCTAGAATACCAAATACTGCAGACTATTTTAGTATGATATTTGAAGATTCATCTGATAGAGTATTTAAATCTCGTAAATATTTTG